CCGCTGGCAGGCGGGCGTAAAGGATCAACTCATGGCAACTAACTTCATGGATTATATGGTAAGTCTCGCTCCTGAAGGCGAGACTTTTTTAATTGTCAAGCAAAAACCACAGGGTGGCACTCACGCCGATGGCACACCCAAATGCACTTGGCCTGCGTTCTGGCCGACCGCCCGTCAGCGTGAGGGTGAATCGTGGTACGGCAACACCGCCAGCTTCATTTTGGATCGAATGGGAGATCGTCCGAGCGCCAGCGCCGCGAACTGCGAGTATGTGCTGTGCATGGTGCTGGACGATATCGGAACGAAGAGCAAAACCCCGCCGCTGCCTCCGACCTGGATCATGGAGACGAGCGAGGGCAACTACCAATGGGGGTACGCCTTTACCGAAGACCAGCCTACAAAGAACGACTTCAGCGCGGCGATCATCGCCATTGCCGCTGCCGGGTACACCGACGCTGGGGCCGTGAACCCGGTTCGCAATTTTCGCCTGCCGGGTAGCGTGAACATCAAACCGGGCCGCGATAACTTCGCCTCTCGCTTGGTCGAGTTCCACCCCGAGCGCGAGTACACCCTGCCGGGGATCTGCGACGCCTTGAATGTCGTGCCGGGTGAGGCCAGCGACGCATTTCGCCCGATCAAACTCGGCGACGATGGGAACGACGATGTGTTGGCATGGCTGTCCGATCAGGGCTTGCTGCTACGCAAACCCAACCCCGAGGGCTGGGCTGGGGTCGTCTGCCCGAACTCAGCCGAGCATACCGACGGCAACCCCGAGGGCCGCTACAACCCCGCCATGCGCGCGTACTGCTGCCTGCACTCGCATTGCACCGAGTTCGACTCGGGCACGTTCCTAAACTGGGTCGCAGAGCAAGGCGGTCCCCGGCACGCGCCGGGCTTACGTGATGAGCTACTGGTGTCGGCGATGTCTGATGCCCTCCAGAAACTGGAGGCCACACCTGAGTTCCCCGACGAAGCCGCGCGGGTGGTCGCAGAGACGGATAGGAAGGAGCGGGCGCGGCTCGAAAAGTCTGAGTGGTGGGACCGCTTCGCGTATGTGCAGGACGATGAAGCCTACTTCGACATTCAGGACCGCCGCGAACTGTCGCGCAGCACGTTCAACGCGCTATTTCGGCACATTGGCTGCAAGTCGATCCACAATGGCCGAAAGATCGAACCTAGCATCAGCTTCGACGAGCAGCGCCAGGCCAAGGGCGCGCAAGTGCTGGTGGGCATCACCTACGCGGCCGGCGAGGATGTCCTGATGCGCCGCGATGGTGACCTCTACGGCAACCGCTGGCGTAACGCAAGGCCAAACTCAGCGCCAGGCGACGCCTCGCCCTGGCTGCGCCATGTCGAGCGGATGCTGCCGGACGAAACCGAGCGGAACCATGTACTGAACGTCATGGCCTACAAGCTCCAGAACCCGCACAAAAAGATCAACCACGCGGTGCTACATATCGGCCACCCAGGGTCAGGCAAAGACACTATGTGGCAACCGTTCCTATGGGCCATTGGCGGTAAAGCATTGGCGAACGTCGCTATCGTTCGCAATGAGGAAATTACATCGCAATGGGGCTATGCCCTTGAGTCTGAGGTGATGGTGTTTGAGGAACTGCGCCAGGCCGAAGCTAAGGATAGGCGCGCGCTTGAGAATCACCTCAAACCCATCATCGCCGCGCCGCCGGAATACTTGCAAGTCAACCGCAAGGGCTTGCACCCGTACCAAGCCCTAAACCGGGTGTTTGTCCTGGCCTTTAGCAATGAGCGCGTGCCCCTGTCGCTGCCGTCCGACGATCGGCGTTGGTTCGTCGTGTATAGCGAAGCCGGACGCATGAGCGATACCGAAGGCCAGGCCATATGGAACTGGTTCGAAACTGGAGGCCAGAGTGCGGTCGCAAACTGGCTTGCAGAGCGCGATGTGTCAAACTTCAACCCAGGGGCAGCCCCACCGTTTACTGAAGCGAAGGCCATCATGATTGAGCATGGCCGTAGCACGGCCGAATCGTATCTGGTGGACCTCATCCGAAACCGAGCCGGAGAGTTCGCCCGTGGGGTCGTCGCGTCTCCGTTCTATTCGCTTTGCGACCGCCTGGCCGGTGGCGCGCCGGCCGGCGTCAAAGTGCCCCAGGCCGCGCTCATGCACGCGCTGAGGGAAGCCGGGTGGGTTGACTTGGGCCGGATCAAATCACGCGCCAATGACGCGCGCAAGCACGTGTTTTGCGCGCCGGATATGGCAGAGAAAAGCCGGTCCGAACTAAGGGATATGGCAGAGGAAAACCCGGCGCCTTTAATGGTGCGGGTGAAATGAAGAAGGGGCCAATCGGCCCCTTTTCTATTTGCGTCCAATGATGATTCGGATCAATAGCGCTAGTCCGGCATACAACATTGCGCGTCTTCCTCGATATAGGCGATCACGTTCTGATCAAGAACGCCTAGAATCTCGGCGCCGTTGACCCTGGCCGATATCAAGAGGGAGCCACCCCGAAACCCGACGTCGTAATCCGGTTCCTGATACTCTAGTTCGCACTCAATAGCGACGTCGTCGCACGTTTTGTAGGTGTAGCTGTAAATGGTCATTCTATGTTCCTGGCGAGGCAATACTGGAAAACGGCATCTTCAACCGAAACCCCAGCATAGTAGTAGTGATGGACCGCATCCCAGTCCACCCGGCCAGATAAGCGCGGGTGAAGGGATAGCAGGGCATCGGAGAATTGGCCGATCCAATCGGCCATGCGTTGGGCTTTAGTCCTCATGGGCGATAACCTCCGGATAACTTGGATCCAGCATGGCCGCTGGGCGAGTGTAGGCGCCTAAATCGTAAGGCAGTACATGGGCGCCAGGGCCGTTTAAAACCGCATATTGCGCGATGTAGCTACCCACGGTATCGCCAGGCTTGAATTTCGGGAAACTGCGCTTCGCGGTATTGAGTTCGCGCTTACGCGCGGTCATCATTTTCTTAATTTCAATCATGGTTGCATCATCCATCCAAAGTAGATTATCCAGGGTGCGGCCAGGATGGCCGCGACAATCAACGCGTCGATTAGCTGTTTCATCTGACTAGCCCCATCAAAACTAGTTCTTCGAGCCCGTACACTTTATGCGCGCCACAATCGGTGCAATGGTACTTACGCGCGTCGGGTTCGACGCTATCGTGATCGGAACCACAGGCCAGGCAAAAGCCCGGATATTCGGATTGCTCCATTAGCTGGCGCGCGTGCGCGGCCGTTGGCCGATACTGCATCGCGCCGTTCTTTGCCTTGTACTCTACGATTCGCATATTGAACCCCTAGTTACCCGGGAAAGCCCCGGCCGATGCGGCCGCATGGCCGCATGAGCCGATGCTCTCCCTCACGCGGCCAAGCGGATATTGATCACCCGATGCCGGGATCCATGGGCCGGGAACCCGACGATGGTGGACCGCTGGCGTTGGCAGAGTTGGCATGTCGCGCAACTGACGTCGTCGCGTTGCGTTGCGGGACAGACGATCACGCGCCGGCCGGCCGGCGTAGTGCAATTGTCGGTTTGCGTGCTCGGCAGAACGACGACGACCGGCCCGGCGCCGGTATCGGCCAGGGCATCGGCGTCGGCCAGATCGTTCGCGCTTAGGTTGACCGTGAACCCCCATTCATTAGCCGTTTGGATCCATGAGAGAGACGCGCCGTCCCGGTAGTGGGTATAGGTGAATCCGCGCCGGCCGCGATTGGCCGCGACTAGCTGGCCAAGCCGGACCGGGTCGATTGTCTGGCCATCGCCCGGTAGGTCACCCGCCTGAGTGTGGCGCCCGAGTTGGCCGACGGGCAATTGGGCTATCTGGCCGGTAAACGTCTCCCAATCGGTCCCGCGTTGGCCATTGGACACTGCAGACCAATGAAGCGCGAGCGGGCCGCTGGCCGCGTAGCATTCCCCACGCATCGCGCAATCGGTCGGGCATGATGCCCGCTCGGTAGTACTGACCGGGATCGGACCAGTTTTCGCGTTGGCGGACTTGAGGGATAGGTGGACTCTCATGGTTTGCCTTTACTGTACTAAGCGCGGCCGGTCGGGCCGCGCGGGTTGATGGGTTAGACAATGAAGTCCGGGTGGCCGATGACGCCTAGGATGGGCGCGTATTCCATCAGCGCGGCCCGGCTCTTGTTTGTACGGGCCGCGCGGATCAGCGCGGAGAGCGAGCGAGCGACCGTGTCAGCCATGCCAAGCTTGTGATACATGATGATGTTGGCGATTTCGCGGAGTTCTGACTTGTTCATCATTGGCCTCTAGTGGATTGCATCGCGACGTTGCGATAGGATGATTGTAAAGGATTGTTGTTCTAGCAGTCTACAATACCCGACTAAATTGTGGGGCTGTGGTCCATGTGGTCAATCGTGTGGACCATGTTTTCGAGGGTGTTTGACCCACAGAAAAGCTAGGATTCATGCGGGTTGCGAGGGTTTGTGGTCCATGTGGACCATTCATTTTTCAAGTTATAAGAAAGTGTTATATATATGGGAAATGCCCGCGCATTTTGACGCCCGCGCATTTTGGCAGCGATTTAAAATGATGGTCCACATGGACCACATGGACCACAGAAATGCCCCGACCATGTCTGACGACTACTGTTCAATTCCGACGCAAGTTGACGCCCGCGCAACGGGCCGTGATCCTGGCCGCTGGCGATGGCGATATGACGCGCGGGTTCCATGAGTTGCTGGCCGTGTTCAGCCAGGCACGCGCGGCCGGATATCGGCCAGGGATGCCCCTGGATTCGGTCGGCTTAGTAACCAATGGGTCAGTAAAAGATTCGGCGCCGGGTATGGGCTAGATGGACCTTTCAACCCTCATGTCCTGATTGTTCTGTCCCCAATTTCCGGCCCGCTCGGCCCGCTCGGCCCGCTCGGCCCGCTCGGCCCGCTCGGCCCGCTCGGCCCGCTCGGCCCGCTCGGCCCGCTCGCGATTTGACATAACGCTCGTTGCATTGCTGGCCGCGCTGGCCGCGCTGGCCGGTGGCCGCGCTGGCCGCGAGACATGGGGGGGGAGGGTCTTGGCTGAAGGTCAAAAATTGCGGGTGCCTCCTCTACACTGAAGAAGTGAAAACGGCAAAATAGCCCTTTAGCTCTTGGGCCAATTGAAAAACCACCCTAGAATGACCCACATGACCTACAAACCGCCGGCGGTCCTGCCGAAAACGGAATATCAGCGCGTCAAAGAACTCAAGCGGATGCTCGTTGAGGGCAAAGGCGAGCGCGTCGTGCAAAAGGTGATCGACATCGCTTTGGATGACAACCATCCAAGTCAGATGGCGGCACTCAAGATGTGCATGGACCGAGCGCTGCCGATGAGCGTCTTTGAGAAGACCTCCGCGCAAAGGAGCGCGGTCACGATCAATATCACGGGGTTAGGCCAGGCGCCGGCGCCAGAGATCATCGAGGCAGAAGATGAGTGACCTGAACTTCAGCCTACTGCCCTGGCAGCAAGAGGTCTACGCTGATCCGACGCGCTTCAAGGTGATCGCTGCCGGACGGCGCTGCGGCAAGTCTAGATTAGCAGCCACCACATTGATCATCGAGGGGCTGCGCTGCCCGCAGGGTTCGGCGGTGCTGTATGTATCACCAACGATGGGGCAGTCGCGGCAGATCATCTGGGACTTGCTGCTGGACTTAGGGCGGGAGGTGATTCAGTCAAGCCATGTGAACAACTTGGACATCACGCTGATCAACGGCGCGAGGATCTATGTGCGCGGCGCGGACCGGCCCGACACCCTGCGCGGCGTGAGCCTGACCTACGCGGTGCTGGACGAGGTGGCGGACATCAAGCCCGAGGCGTGGGAGCAGGTGATCCGGGCCTCCTTGTCGGAC